CTGTTGTTTTTGCTATTGCAGCACTAATTCTTCTTCTACCTTTTTCCAGTGCGCTTTCTTCTGCTTTAAGTTTTGCACGAGAGCGTTCTTTCTTTTTATCCTCCTCTTCCTTTTTTTGATCTGCAATTTGCATTGCAAAATCATATGCAAGTTGATTCTGAATCTCTACAAGAATTCTATTAGTTTCAACTAAAGTTTCGCCAATATTTCCAATACCCTCATTCTTCTTTGGCACTGGCAATTTCTCACCAGTTGTCATTTGCTGTGTCTTGAGAATATTAATAATTCTCGAAATCTTATCTCTACTAACAGCAGTTATTTTTTCTACATTATTTACTTTGATGCGAGTGGTTCTTAAAATACGAGAAAGCGTTCCAATCTTACTTTCTTTTCCTAGAGCAGGACCATCCTTTCCGAACACTGCCGATGAGACGTTCGTGACATTTAGTTTTGGTGCTTGCTGCCCTAAGTTAGATTCCACTATTTTGCTGTTGTGCTTTTAGGTTTTCTTCTTCAATATGTTGTTGAAGTAGTGTTAGATAAATGTCCTTCTCCCAGGGGATCATATTTTCAATCTCTGTTAATGAATATTTATGATGCTGAATCAAGGCAAAGTTAATCTTAAAGTATGACTCAAGATTCGTATGAGCCATACTTAACTGAAAAAAGCTGCTAACCCCTCAAGAACAACTTCGGATTCGACACCGGTCTTTGGATTTTTGACTGCAATTGAATGTGACAGTTTAGGCATTGTGGTAAAGAACTTCTCAATCTGCTTGAACTGCTTGGTGTTCATTTGTTCTACGAACTCATTAAGTTCTTTCTGAGTGCAGTCCTTTGCCTCCCAACTTTCCTCTTGTGTATAGACTGCTTCTATACAGGAAGAAATCATCGATAAGGATTGTGCAACATCTCCGGTGTTTGTTTGATTCACTTCAAAATTATTTTCAATGAATTGATCCAGTGATGGATATGCAAGTTTCATCGAAAGTTCACTATCAAGTTTGATGATATTCTTATGTCCTCTAGTTTTCTTGACTTTGATATCATCAATGTTGATTGACATTTCAACCTGAGTTTCACCATCATCAGGGCAAGTCACATTGACTTCTACTGTTTCACCAACGGACTTTGCACGAATATTCAGAAACAGATATTCCATATCAAAGGTTGCCAAAGACTCTACCTTGATGTCTTTGGTGAGGAGACAATCAGTAATAATTTGAATAATTGCACTGGTAATCTGATTCATGTCCTCAGATTCCATTGCCATGATAAGAATTTTTTCTTCTCTTACAAGAAAAGGTCTATATTTAATCTTCTTTCCGGTAGAAGGCAACACCAACTCATAAGTCGGTGTATTAATCTTGGGTAAAGGCATCGTAATTAAGAAAACACTTCAGTGATTTTATTTATAGAGTTATTTGAACCCTACTTATTTCCCAACTCTTCTAATGCTTTCAAAATATGTGGTGGAAGACCTGAGGGATTTTGTGATGTTGCTCCGGGAACTACTCTCGGTTCTGCTGGTGCTGCTGGTGCTGCTGGTGCTGGTGCTACCTCCTGCGCTTGACTTGCGGGAGTTCTTTCCACTGGAGGAGTTTTTGTTGGCTCAAAAACAGTTTCTCTACCATCATTAGATAATATTGCTGCAGCCTGTTCCCGAGTCAATCCAGAACCATTTTCATCCAATCCATAATCATCTATAAGTGCCTGTATTTCTTGATCACGAATAGTAGCATCATTTGCCACACGAGTGATGTCATTAAATCCACTCGAATTTGCCTTTCTGATAGAACCTTTGGGATTCACAATATATCGATCATATGTAAATGAAACGGTAACTTTCAACAAATCTGCAGCACCATATGATACAGGAATTGCAGTCACTAATTTTGGAAATGCATTAACAAATTGATAATCAATCTGAGAGTTGAAATCTCTTTCGAACTTTGAGATGAACATCGTCTGAACTTTATAATTATCGGGATAGTTCATCCTTCTATAATAGTTCTCATCTAGTTCATTTATTTCTAATTGAGAACCACCTGCAATATAATCCATCCATGCCTCAAATATTCTCAGATTGACATAGTTACTATCAATATAGAATGTGAAATCAATATCAGTATATAAACGAGTATGAGCAAACTCCTGAGGAATACCCATAAAATTATCTCGAACCTCACCAGTCGCAAGTGAGCTTGTTGGTAGTGATGCCTCAGAACAAAGAAGACCAGTTTTTCTTGACAAGAAATTTCTCGTATCTTCTGCAAAACCAACTCTATTCTGAATATAACTCATCAGAGTAGAATTTAATGTAGAAAAACTTACCAAATAATGATTCGTCTGAGAGAGATCACCTACCAACTCTCTCAAATCTTTCATCGCAAACTTTTTGACTATCCTGTTCGCCACTCTAAATACCTTACAAGGGTCTTACATTATTAGTTATTTAGATGTCTTATAAGGGAAAATATCGTCCATCACATCCAAACAAATATAGAGGAGATTATACCAATATCGTTTACAGATCTCTGTGGGAACTTAAGTTCATGAAATACTGTGATAGTAATGAGAATATATTAGAATGGGGAAGTGAAGAGATTGCTCTGCCATATGTCTCACCGATTGATAACAGATACCATAGATACTTTCCGGACTTCTATATTAAGGTCAGAGAGAAAGGTGGTAAGATTAAAAAGTATGTGATCGAAATCAAACCTAAGAAACAGTGTGTCGAACCCAAGGTTCAGAAAAGAAAGACAAAAAGTTATGTCTATGAGGTTTGTGAATATGCCAAGAACCAGGCAAAGTGGAAAGCAGCACGAGAGTTCTGTGAAGATAGACAATGGGAGTTCAAGATTATCACTGAAGATGAATTAGGTATCAGATGAACCGCATCGAAAGAATCAAAGATGATATTATCGGAATGACTGATCCTGAGGATCAGATGATGGAAATCATGAATGCTCTGAGTGGAACTGTGACTCCTGTTCCCGATGCCGGTGGATACTATACTTTTGTCTATACTGCCAAAACTCCTAATGTCACCTATGATCAGCATCCACTAGTTGCCTGCACCGGAGTTTATCAGTGGGGATTTGTTGGTATCAATGTTCATTGGGGACAATCTAGAGCATATACCTGGGCAGAATTAGCAGGACAACTTTATATTGTTAGTATTGAAGAGTTTGATGATTTGAAAAATATTAATTATGCTAAGTTCGTGTCCTAAATAAATAGGGAAACGAAGATAGTCATGTAATGGCAGCTGTAAGTAATCGTAAAAAATTCAGTCGAACTCGTGGAAAAGAAGTTCTTCGTTATCCACTGAAGATGTTTACGGAAGGGACTGACTATCTGCAGATTGACATGTTGGATTATGTCCCTGTGGGCCAAAGTGGGGTAAATCAAGAAACTCAGAGAGAACGCTTTGTAACAAATCCGAGAGAGGGATTCAGAAGAAATACCAATAAACAACCTTTGGGTACGGTTTTATTACCAATACCCGGTGCTATTCAAGACAGAAATGCTGTTAATTATCAGGATGACAGCATGAATAGTCTGGTGGGTGCTGGAACTGGTGCTTTAACAACCCTTATGCAAGATCTTGGAGCGTCAGCCAGTCTTGCAGTATCTGGAAAATTTAAGGACGCAGACGGAAAACTTACTGATGCAGCAAAGAATTTACAACAAGCTCTTGGTGATTCTGGACTCTCTTTTGATGCTGCCAGAGAATTGATCACCAAATCATTAGCCGGACGAGCACTTAGCATTTTCGGTGGTAATGTATCAATACAAAGTTTGGTAGCAAGATCTCAGGGACAGATTTTTAATCCCAATATGGAGTTGCTGTTTAACTCTCCATCACTGAGAAACTTCAATTTCTCGTTCAAGATGACACCAAGAAGTGCAGACGAAGGTGAAGAAATTAAAACCATAATTAGATTCTTTAAAAGAGGAATGGCTCCTAAGGCAGATGAAAAAGGTTTATATTTAAATACTCCAAATGTTTTTGAGTTGAGATATCGTCAGGGAAACGGAGAACACAAGTTCTTGCATAGATTCAAACAGTGCTTTATGACTGATATCTCGGTCAATTATACGGGAGAGGGAGTATATGCAACTTATAATAATGGCACACCGGTTTCCATGATAATGAATCTATCATTCAAAGAAGTCGCTCCAATTTATGATATTGATTATGACGAGCAATTTACAAGTGAGTTTGGTGGCGATTACATTGCACCCCCAGGAGGAGTAGGATACTAAAATGGGATACTTCAGAGAACTACCAGAACTAGACTATCAGTCATTTCTATCTGATAGTGATTCATCTTCAAACTATCTGAGAGTCAAGAATCTTTTCAGA